ATATTTTTGCAGGTACCGAAAAGAAGAGTACGATCAGCTAAGATTGTTTTTAGATGAGCCATATGTTGGGGGTACCTAATTTCGACACGATTTAATTTTTTCATTTTTTATAAAAAATTTTGAGTCAACTTTTGAAAAGAAAGGATTTTATTATGAAAAATAATATTTTATTTGGTGGGGGGGGTCTCCCATTTCAGATTATATTTCACTTATTCAAAAAATAGCAAACGGTTATGAATATGAAGAAGTGCAAACGCAAATAGAAGAAACATCTAACGGTACAAAAAAGAAAATTCTTAAAACTAAAAAACACATGCCACCTAATTTTCAAGCAATTAAATATTTAATCCATATCGAAAAAGGCGCTTCCACTACTGAAGAAGGATTGGATGAATTGCCTAAAACAAAAATAGAAACATTTAATACAGAAAGTTTTTAAGAGGTGTGATGTATGAAAATTATTGTTAAAAATATTGATGAACTAATTCCTTATGAGAATAATGCAAAGCTGCATCCAAAAGAACAAATTGAACAAATTAAAAATTCAATAAAAGAGTTCGGTAATAATGATCCTATTGCCATTGATGAAAACAATGTAATCATTGAAGGGCATGGAAGATATGAAGCTTTAAAAGAATTAGGATATACAGAAGTAGATACAATTGTTCTTGATAATTTAACCGAAGAACAAAAGAATGCGTATCGTATCGTTCACAACCAATTGACCATGAATACTGATTGGGACATTGAAATGTTAAAAGAAGAATTGAACGATATAGATTTAAACATGTCGTTATTCGGTCTTGAAATGTTGTTGGATGAAATTGAAGAACCGGTAGAAGTTAAAGAAGATGATTTTGATATTGATTCTAACATTCCAGATGTTCCTAAAAGTAAATTAGGCGATGTATATCAACTTGGAAATCATAGATTGATGTGTGGTGATAGTACAAATTTCAATGATGTTCAGAAATTAATGAATGGACATCTAGCGGACATGGTTGTAACTGATCCACCTTATAATGTTGACTATGAAGGAACCGCTGGAAAGATTCAAAATGATTCTATGGGAAACGATGAATTTCACAAATTCTTATACGATGTATTTATGAATGTGTATGCAGTTTTAAAAGATGGTGGAAGCTTTTATGTTTGGTATGCTTCAAAAGAAGTTGTCAATTTCCAAACATCAATAGAAGAGTCCGGTTTGACTGTCAAACAAGAATTGATATGGAATAAGAATTCTTTAGTGATTGGAAGACAAGATTATCAATGGAAACATGAACCTTGTTTATATGGTTGGAAAGAAACCGCTCCGCATAATTGGTATGGAGATAGAAAGCAAACAACAGTTATTGATTGGGACAGACCAACAAAATCAGAGTTGCATCCAACTATGAAGCCAGTAGGACTATTTGATTATCAAATTAAAAACAGTTCTAAAAAAGGTGACATTGTACTTGATCTATTTGGTGGTTCTGGAACAACCATTGTTGCTTGTGAGCAAAACGGAAGAACCGCTTATTCTATGGAATATGATCCTAAATATTGTGATGTAATTATTAACCGATGGGAAGAGTTAACCGGAAAGAAGGCGGTGTTACTTGAATAGAAAAGAGGAACTACTTGAGATATTTTCAGAAGTAGATGAAAAAGAAATAAAACTTCTAAATCCATTAATGGATGAAGTTGTGTTCCTGGAGGAACAAATGCAAATGCTCCGTAAAATGCCACAGATAAAAACACATCCTACAAATCCAATGCTACAGAAGAAAACCGAAGCTGCTAAATTCTACAAAGAATGTTTGCAATCATACAAAGATGCAATTCGTATTTTGATTGGCGTGTTAAATAAAATAGATAATAGTGCTGCTGATGAATTATTAAAGAAATTAGAGGAATTTGCGTAATGACTTATCTTGAAGAATACTGGTCAATGATACAGAACAAAGAAGTTGTAGTTGGGTATTGGATGAGAAAACAAGTTGAAAATCTAATAAATGATTTAGACGATGAACGTTTTATATACGATACTACAGAAGCCCATAAACGTATCAAGTTTCAAGAAACTTTGTGTTTGCAAAGTAAAGCTCCGTACTATATGAAACCGCTAAAGCTCCTACCATGGCAAAAAGCATGGTGGGAAGCGGTTTATTCTTTTAAGATGGTTGACACCGGTTTGCGAAGATTTACAGAAGGACTTCTTGAAGTTGCTCGTAAAAATGGAAAGTCTACAATGTTTGCTGCTGATGGTAACACCGATTTATTTATTGGAGAAGGTGGAACAGATATTTGTTGTGCGTCAAATGACGATAGACAAGCGAAACTGATATTCAAGGAAATGGAAGGCATGAAGATGCGTTTAGATCCAAAGAATACAGTGACAAAAAGAAATCTAGTTGAAATCAGTAATCACCGTAAAAATATTACGGTGTTTCGTTTATCGAGTAAGACACAGAACAAAGATGGATTTAACATTTCTAAATTCTATCTTGATGAGTCACATGATATTGATGAAGAGAATGGACAATCAGAAATCGCCGAAGCTGGATGGCGAGGAATGAGTTCTAAGGATGAACCGCTTTTCTTGAATTGTACAACAAATGGATTCAATCGTGATTGTTACCTTGATAAGAAAATCGCATACGCAAAAGATGTTATTCGTGGTGATGTTGAAGATATTCATTTCATTGCTTTTATTTATGAACAAGACAGTGAAGAAGAAATTTGGAGAGATGAAACAACATGGGAAAAATCAAATCCTTCCATGCGCTATGGGGTTAAAAAGATTGGTAAGTTAAGACGTGACGTTGAAGTTGCAAAGCGAGATAAAGCTACACGATTGCATTTACTTACTAAGGATTTTAATATCGCCCAAAACTCCGCTCAAGCGTGGTTGATGTTGGAGGATTTTGATTATCCACAAGAACATTTTGATTTAGAAGATTTTAGAGATTCATTCTATATTGGAGCGGTCGATTTATCAGCTACAACCGATTTATCAAATGCTAAAATCATGTTGATACGAAAAGATGATAACAAGAAATACGTTCATTCTCATTATTGGACCACTGAAACAAAACTAGCTGATAAAACTCGTGATGATCATGAAGCTGGAGCCAAATATGCTGAATGGGAGAGACAAGGTTTATTAACTGTATGTGAAGGAAATGAAGTGGATCTAAAAGATATTGCGGATTGGTTTTATCGTTTGTATAAAGAATACAGATTGAAACCTTATAAGGTTGGATTTGACCAGCGTTTCTCAAAAACATTCACAGATAGAATGGATGAATATAATTTTGAAACGGAAATGATATTGCAAGGTAAAGTGTTAAGTAATGCTATGAAGCTAACAGAAGCCGAGTTGAAGTCTCAACACATTGCATATAATAGTAATGAGATTGATAAATGGTGTCTTGGTAATGCTGCAATCGAAATGGACAAGAACTTTCAAGTTATGTGCGTTAAGATTGAGAACCAGCCAAAAAAGAGAATTGACGGTGCAGTTACTCTTATTATTTTGATGGAAGTATGGAGACGCTATAAATCGGAGTTAAAGGATTTGCTCAAGTGAGGTGATTGAATGTCCTTGATTACAGATTTTATAAATGCATATAAAATGCAAAAACTAAATAAGAAATACGCAGCTATGTTGAATGGTGGTTCTCCTATTTTTTCTCAATTTGGAAAAGATATTTATGCGAGTGATGTTGTTCAGCAAGCTATTTCTTGTATTGTTATGGAATTGAAAAAACTTAATCCTCAACACATACGAGTGAGTGGTTCAGATACAATTCCAGTAAATGATTCATTGCAAACTTTATTGAATGAACCAAACGATAGAATGACCACTAGTGAATTTATCGAAAAAGTATTTTGGCAACTGTTCCTGCATTATAACTCATTCATTATTCCCACTTTTGATTGGAAAGTGGATACGCAAGGGAACAAGTATAAGAGTTACACTGGATTGTATCCAGTACAACCGATTCGTGTTGAAATGCTCCAGGACAACAGTGGTGCTTTATTCGTTAAGATGGTTTTCGTGAATCAATATGAGTGTACATTGAGATACAGTGATGTTATCCATTTGAAATATCGTTTCTCAGTAAATGAATTTTTAGGTGGAAATGAACGTGGTGAACCGGATCATGATGCATTGCTAAAGACTTTAAATTTGAATGATACATTGCTTCAAGGTGTATCAAAAGCACTTAAAAGTTCATTTGCTATCAATGGGATTGTGAAGTATAACACATTACTTGATGATGGAAAAATGGATAAAGCCATGGAGGAATTAGAAAATCACTTGAAAAATAACGAAAGTGGATTTCTACCATTGGACATCAAAGGTGAGTTCATACCTCTTCAAAATAAAATTCAATTGGTTGATGCTACAACTTTGAAATTCATTGATGAAAAGATTTTGAGACACTTTGGGGTTAGTCTTCCAATTCTTACTGGAGATTATACAAAAGAACAATACGAAGCTTTTTATCAGAAAACGCTTGAACCATTGATTATCATGATTAGTCAAGCGTTCACTAAAGTATTATTTACTCCACGTGAAAAATCCTTTGGAAATAAAATTGAGTTTTATCCTCAAGAGTTAGTTTTCTTGAGTACAACTGAAAAACTACAATTGTTCACTTTATTAGTGGATAGTGCGTCATGCTTTAAAAATGAAATGCGTGTTGCATTCGGTATGCATCCACTTCCAGAGCTTGTTGGTCAAATTGCAGAGTCTTCTAACAAAACAAACGCAGAAAACAATAAGAATGGCGGAGAAAGTGCATATAATGATGGTAGTGATACTGATGATAGTGGAGGTGATAATAATGCCAAAGAAAATGAGGAATAAAGATTTGGAATTGGTCACAAGAAATTATCCAGTAAATTTAAGAGCTTCTAATGATGAAAGTGGTTCAATTATTGAAGGTACACCGATTGTATTTAATCAAGACACTAGAATGCGAGATTGGGCAGGAGAGTATATTGAGCGTATTGATCCACATGCATTAGATGAAGCGGATTTATCGGATGTATTATTTTGTGTGAATCATGACATCAGTAAAATTCCACTTGCAAGAAGCAAGAACGGAAAAGGAACAATGACTTTTAATATTGATAGTGAAGGACTTCACATTAAATCTGTTTTAGACACTGAAAACAACCAAGAAGCTAGAAGTTTATATTCAGCGGTACAACGTGGTGATATTTCAGGAATGTCCTTTATGTTCAGAATTAAAAGTCAAGAGTGGAGTGATCTTGATACAGATTTACCTACTCGAACTATTAACGAGATTTCAATTGTTCATGAGTTAGGTCCAGTGAATTTTCCTGCCTATCCTCAAACATCTGTTAGTGCTAGAAGTAAATCAGAGGAAACTGATTACTCGCCTTTGGAGGAAGCCAAAAGAGCATATGTGGAGGAAACCACACAGAGAGATAAGAACTTATTGGAATTAGAAAAAGCAAAGAATTTAAACAGAATGAAATAGGAGGCAATTCAAAATGAAAAAATTCTTACAAGATTTAATTGCTCGCAAAAAGCAAGAATTAAAAGACTTACAAGAACGTTCAAATAAAAGCGAAAGCTTGGATGAAGTACGTTCAATTGGAACTCAAATGGATTCTGTACGTGATGAATTACGCAATGCAGAAGCACAATTAGCAACAATCGAAGAACAAGAAAGACAAGCTGGTTCACCTGCTTTTAATCCAGCTATGGCAACAACTGTAGCACAAACTAACATGGGACAAGCTCGTTCAGAAAATGTAGATCCACGTTCAACTATGGAATATCGTCAAGCATTCATGAACTATATTCAACGTGGTGAAATCAATCGTGATGTATTAATGTTTGAAGAACGTAGTTCTGCTGGTACATCTTCTGATTTAAGTGCTGGAGTTCCTGGAGTATTAATTCCACAAACTGTTATCCAAGAAATCATGCAAGGTGTAGAAAAAATTTATGGACAATTATATTCACGTGTTCGTAAAACAAATGTAAAAGGTGGGGTTAAATATCCAATTGGATCATTTGCTAATGCTACATTCCACCGTATTGCAGAAGGTACTACAGTTTCTTCAAGACAACACTCAGGGGAATTAACTGGTTACGTTGAATTCTCATACAACATCGGTGAAATTCGTTTAGAAAGAACTTTATTACAAACAGTGTTATCTGTTCCAGTATTTGAACAAGAATTCGCTAAAGTAATTGTTAAATCTTATGTTGTGGCAATGGACAAAGAAATCATGGTTGGTGGTAACTCAACTTTATATCCAACTGAATACACAAGACAATGTACTGGTATCTTGACAGAAGCAGCTAAAGTTTCATCAAGAATTCCTTCATCAAATATCATTACATTTACTGCTGCTGAAATGGCTGATTGGAAATCATGGCAAACTAAATTATTTGCAATCATTCCATTATCAATGCGTGGTTTAAGACCTGAATTCGTAATGACTGCACACACATATGAAGCTAACATCAAAACGTTAACTGACAACAACAATCGTCCAGTTTATAACGAAACTTACAATCCAGTTGATGGTACAGAAATTGCTACATTCAAAGGTAGACAAGTATGTTTCGTTGAAGATGATATTCTTAAAAACTTCAATGATGCAACGAATGGTGAATACTTCGGTATGTATTGGGTTCCTGAACAAGCGTATGCTATCAACTCAAACATGGAATTCACTGTTACAGATTACTTTGATCAAGAAACTAACACATACGTTAAGAAAGCAATCGTTATCAACGATGGTAAAGTGTTAGATCCAAAATACATCTACTTATTAAAGAAAAGTGTAACTGGATAAAAATTTGAGGTGTGGGGTAAATACCTCACACCTCTTTTTAATATAAAGGAGGTGTCAATTATGGCAAAGAAAAAAGAAGTAGTTGAAACTTCAAATAAAACAAAGTTAAAAATCTTAATTGCATTCACTGATAAATACACTAATGTTGAGTATAAAATCGGTGATGTAGTTGAGTTTGACACAGAACGTGTCAATGAGTTATTGGGTGATGACCGACATCTAGTTATGGAGATTTAATATGACTAAAGTTGAATGTTTAAAAGGTATTTTAGCGAAGATGAAAGGTGTTCAAGCAAGCGCCATTCAAGGAAATACAGTTTGTGATGTATTACACCAAATGGCAGATAACGTGTCTTATTCAAAGTTTGTTGTAAATGTAACTTCAAGTGTTGTTGAAGGTACAACCGTTTATACTGCTGATAAAACACTTGCTCAGATTTATGCAGCACATCAAGCTGGAAAAATTATCGAATGTCATTACAGTGCATTCGCATTACATCCGTTAATGATTTCAAGTTCTGTATGTTCATTCTCTTGTGAAGTAATGAGCACAAGCGCAGTTGCAGAACGTACAACAATCAATATTACTGCTGATACAGTTGGTGTAACAACATTACGACACACTTTAACTCCAGCGGTTTAGGAGGTGCTTTTAAATGAGTTATATGACAATTTTAGCTGACGTTAAGTGTCAGTTAGGTATAACTGGAAACTTTCAGGACACAACGATTCAAGGCTATATAGACGAAGTTAAAGCGTTTATGTTGGATGGTGGAGTGGATGAAAGTATTGTGAATTCAAGTAATGCTAAAGGTGTGATAACTCGTGGAGTATCTGATTTATGGAACTATGGAAGTGGGGGAACTAATTTTTCCCCTTACTTCATTCAAAGAGTTACGCAGTTAGCCTTGAAAGGAGAGGATGAGTAATGGGTGCTGAGAATCAATATTTAAAAGCAATAGCTGGGGAAAGTTCCGATCCTAACATTGATGATAAATTCCTTGGGGATAATGGGAAGCTTCTTAAAAAGATTTATAATCAAAGTAAAAGTGACCATGCAAAAGTTGAAAAGAACTCTTCCGATATTGCTGAGTTAAAAGAAATATTAGGAACTGGTTTAACTAATGGAGATGAGGTGAGTTATTAATGGCAACGGTAACAACGGATTCAAAGAATTATGAAGATATTGCGGATGCTATTAGAGAACAAGGTGTAGAAGGAAGTTTTAAACCTTCTGAAATGGCAAGTGCTATTATGAGTATTGAAGGTTCAAGTGATGTTACTAAAGCGTATGTGGATGCACAAGATAATGCCATTAAAGCAGATTTAGATAACATCGAGAGAAAACTTGCGTTTGAAAAAAACGTTTGTTATGGATTCCATGTAGATGATAATGAATCTAGCCCATCTAGTGCGGTAACTTATATTGAAGATGCCGAAGGTTTAACTCCTGCTTATATGGACTTCTCTACTGGCAAATTCAACTATGGTTCATGGAAGAAAGCTTTCTTTATGCCAAGACCATGCATGTTAAAACGTGATGGTACAGTTGATTATTATTTAGATTATAATGACTTCTCTAAGAAAGCAGATGGAACTGCTAGTGATGTTTCCAATGTCAACTATGATGGAAACGCTATGATTGAATGGGGTCATAATGGATATAAGATTTATTATAAAATCGTTCCAGATGCAACGGATGAAGCAACATATGATGTTTATATTGCTAATTATAAAAAGGATAAAGACTTTGTTTGTTGGTCTTTCATCAATAACCAAGGCGATGAAGTAGATACATTCTATACACCTATTTATAACGGTTCTTTAGATTCAAATAACTGCATGCGTTCATTAAGTGGTAAGAACATCATGATGAATAAATCTGGTACACAAGAAATCGGATACGCAAAAGCAAACAACAAGACGACAGATGTATTATGGTATACAGAAACATTTGCAGATAGAACGTTGATTGACTTATTGTTAATCTTAATGTCTAAATCATTAAATTTACAAGCTTCGTTTGGTTATGGATATTGCGATGGTGGTTCAGAAACAACTAATACTGCTTACCTAACTGGTCAAATGGATGCAGACGGTATGTTCTGGGGAACTAGCGGAAATTCAACTAAAGGTGTAAAAGTCTTTGGTATGGAAAACTACTATGGTTTTGAATGGAGACGTGTCGCTGGTTTAATGCAATCTGGTGGTAAATACTATTACAAATTAACTTATGGTAAACAAGATGGTTCAAATCTTGACGCATACGGTACAAGTGTTACTGGTATGTTAGATGGTGGTGATACTCCATCTGGTAACGGATATCAGAAAAAGAACAAAGCTGTTGGTAATGTATTGCTACCTAGTGACGTAAGTGGAAGTTCATCAACATATTATTGTGATTACTTCTATGTAAACACTTCAGCTACAACATATGCGCTTTTGGGCGGTTCTTCGATCAATGGCGCTCTTTGTGGGCGTTTTGTCAATCTGGACGATGGCGTGGGCTCCGCGGGCTGGAACGTCGGTTCGGCTCTTTCTTGCAAGCCAAAGAAAAAATAGAATAAATATAGGGGTTTTGAGGTGCGATTTTTAGTTACGCTGTTGGGCGGTTATTCGAACAATGACGCTAAATGTGGACGTTATGTCAATCTGAACAATGACGTAGGCAACACGAACTGGAACATCGGTTCGGCAAATTCTTATCAAAACATATTTAATGCACTTCTCAATCCCCACCACTTGGTGAAAATGAACTCGAAACAGACATACTTTAGTAGCTAGTCGAAAGAGTATGAGAGGATAAGAAAGAATGAAGTCATATAATCATTTATTTGAAAAACTAATTGAAGAAGATAACATCGAACTTGCTATTAGAAATGCGAGTTTAGGGAAAAGGGATAGACGAGAAGTCAAAAAGGTACTTGAAAACATCGATGAATATATACCGTATTATCAAAAGATGGTTTCTTCATTCAAGAATGCAAAACATCGACCAAAAGAAATTTACGATGGTACAAGGCGAAAGAAAAGAACAATCATAGTCCCTACATTTGACGAACAAGTCGTACATCACATGTTGGTGAATATTTTAAAACCTATATTCCTACGTTCGATGTACTATCACAGTTATGGTTCGCTCCCTAACAAGGGTAGTCACAAAGCAAAAGCGTATATTTCTAAATGGTTGAAAGCTGATGAAAGAAACACTGTGTATTGTTTACAGATGGATGTTAAAAAGTTCTTTGAATCAGTTCCGCACGACATCTTAAAATCAAGGTTGTGCGAAATCATACATGATGAAAAATTTACAAAAGTATTATTTGAAGTGATAGACGTATTACAGATTGGATTGCCGCTTGGTTTTTACACTTCGCAGTGGCTTGCAAATTGGTATCTCACAAGTCTTGATCACTATATAAAAGAAGACCTTGATGCTGTGTATTATGTACGATACATGGACGACATGATCATATTTGATAGTGATAAGAAAAAGCTTCATGATATTAGGAAAAGAATTGAAAGCTACCTACAAGAAATACTTGGGTTAGAATTAAAAGGAAACTGGCAAGTATTCAAAGTGAATATCAAACCATTAGATTTTCTTGGCTTCAGATTTCATAGAAATCGTGTAGTTTTAAGAAAATCCATAATGTTAAGGATGACCAGGAAAGCAAAAAGACTATCAAAGAAGCGTAAGGCAAGTATATACGACGCCAGACAAATGTTGTCGTATTTGGGATGGATAAGCGCTACAAATGTATATAATGTATATCTCAAATATATAAAGCCTTTTGTAAGTTTTGGAAAACTAAAAAAGAAAATTAGTGCTCACGATAGGAGGAATGTAACGTGTGGAAAGTTGAATATAGCAATGTAAGACCAGAAGAATTGGATACTACATCGTCTAAGGTTGTAAATTATGTCAGAAGAAACATTCAGTTGATCGAAATCGAAGACGGTAACGTATATCAGTATGAAGAAAAGCAAATCCCAAAAGAAGAATGGGAATTATATGAAGAAATTATCAAACTTAATAGCAACAACGAAGATGTATCAAATGCGTTGATTGAATTGGCTGATATTGTGGCTGAAATGGGGTAAGATTATGTCTAAGATTTATTACAACAAATACAAAAAGATGATTGATGATGGTTTGTGTACCGTTGATGAAGCAATCGAAAAAGCAAAAGCAGAAGTACCAGCACGCTGGAAAGATGCGGTTGTTGAATTGTTAGAACTTATGTAGATGTTGCATTATCTTGAGTTACCAAGATGTTGAGAACATCATTAAAAATTAACATGACAATCTGTTTACGATTGTTTTATAAATTAAAATAGAAAGGACGGTATTCCATTATGGCTTGCAAAGGCAAGAAAAAAGGCGGAAAGCGTGGTAAATAATCATGGCTAATTACAGACCACATTTAGACAATACAATTCCAATTGTGTTATTAAAACCAACGGTTACAACTGTTAGTGGTGTAAATAAGAAAGTATATCCAACGATTGCGAATGCTTTACTTACAAGCGATAATTTATTCTTTGGCTCATTCAAAACGTATGGAGGAACTGAACAAGTTGTTAACGGTGTCTATTCAATCATAGACACCGCAACTATCGTTACTTGGTACAGACCGGACATTTTATCTGATTGTAGAATTGGTTTAGAAACCGGTGAGATTTACGACATTATCAATGAGCCTGAGGACGTTAACAAACGACATCAGTTCCTTAAAT